GCTGCGCCACAGGCCAGTACCAAGCCTATGCTGACGCCCACAAAGCACAAGCAGCGGCTCAGACAGCACGTTACCAAGCTCTGGCTGACATTGCCAAGATGGGTGACACAACTGCCAAGGTTGCTGCGGTCATGTCCCTGCAAATGGGAAGCCCACAGCAGTCTGCACAGATCAATGCCCCCAAGTCTTGGGCTGACTATGCCTTGCAATGGACAGGTTTGCTGCTGCCTACATTTGGTCAGGTGTACACCATCAACAAGCAAACCACCTTGGGGCTGCGTCAGTCTGACAATGCCACAGCTTTGGGTGTCAGCACCAACTCTGCCTTTGTCGGCATCGCAAGCCAGATTCAAGCGCCAGCAGCCAATGTCACTTTGAGTGGCACAGGCGTGATCGGTGCAGGCTCTTACACAATTGGAGCAAACAGTGGTCAAAACTCTGGCAACAGTGGTCGCTTGGCTGGTGGTGCTATTACTGACAATACGGCTGTACCAACTGTGGTGACTAGCACCAACACAACGACCAACACGATCACCCCAGCAGTACCATGACAACGATTGACAAAACAGATGCGAGACTGTCAACGCACGAAGAAATCTGTGCGCTGCGCTATGACCAGATCAATGCCAGGCTCAAGCGCATTGAAGCAATCATGCTCAAGACTGCTGGCGTCATGATCCTGTCAATGGCTGGCACTATATTCAGTGCCATGTGGATACTCAAATGAGAGATTGGGCTGTTGCATTCATTGCGGCAGCCCTACTTGTTGGGGTTATGGTCTGGTCCACAAGCATAATCGTGCCATTCGTATGGGGGCTGTAAATGCTTGCAGAAATCGCGGCTGCAAACGCAGCCATTGCAGTGATCAAGGCCGCACTAAAAAACGGCAAGGAACTGTCTGACCTTGGCTCCAAGGTATTTGACTACTTTGACAACAAAGCAAAAATCCAAGAGGCAGTCACCAAAAAAGGCAACAGGTCCGACATTGAAGAATTCTTTGCGCTCGAGAAACTAAACGCGCAAGAAGTTGAACTGCGTGAGCGCATGATTTATGCAGGCAGGCCCGGCATGTGGGGCGACTGGCAGAAGTTCCAAGCAGCAGCAGCCCGTAGACGCAGGGAAGAAAAAGATTCTGCGGCCAAAGCCATCAGGCAGCGCAAGGCCAAGATGGAGCAATTGACCGAGTACATCGCCATCGGTATTGCCAGCATCATCTTGGCTGCATTATTAGTTTACGGAATCATCATTTACATGATGCACATCCGAAGATGAGCGAGAAACCTGAATCAGTTTTGGACAAGGTGCTGGCCTATGTGGACAGTCCCTTCAAACTGTTCGCGGCCATCCTGATGGGGGTCATTGCATTTGCCGGGTACTTCATGTGGCAAAACCAAGAGTTCATGCGGGATGCCTATAAAGAGTCCAAGAAGCTGCCCGAGATCAACACGGCCAGGGCAGATGACGCCAGTTCAATGCTGCTCAAGAAAACAGGGGCAACGGTGGTGGCGGTGTTCAAGGTGAACCCGCTGTTCAACAGCAGGGTGCTGTACAAGGCTTACACAAAAGATGGCAGGGACAAGACGATTGAGGACATCGATGTGGGGCTGTTCAGCCAGAACACGGCCAACAATAGCGATGTGGTCAAGCTGATGACCAACGAAATCCCTTGCGGTGAGTACAGATATGCGCAGTCAGAGGTGGGGCTGTGGTACTTGGAAAAAGGCGTGACCTATACCTGCCGCATCAGTGTCCCACCGGACTCACATCGTTTTGTGGGCCAGATCACGGTGGGGTGGGCAGAGCAGCCCAAGGACATTGAGCAAGTAAAATTCATGCTGGAAATTGCCAGCGCAATGCTAACCAAAAGGGGTAATTGATATGGATTGGCTCAAACAAATCGCGCCCACAATTGCCACGGCGATGGGCGGCCCACTGGCTGGCATGGCCGTGTCAGCCATCTCAAAGGCCATCGGTGTGGACCCCGACAAAGTGGGCGACATGATCAGCAACAACAAGCTGACAGCAGAGCAGATCGCCCAGGTCAAGATCGCTGAGATCGAACTGCAAAAGCAGGCGCAAGAGCTTGGCCTCAACTTTGAGAAGCTGGAAGTTGAAGACCGAAAGTCAGCCCGAGAGATGCAGGCCACCACCCGAAGCATGATGCCCCCCATCTTGGCTGGCTCTGTCACTGTCGGGTTTTTTGGCATCATGGGCATGATGTTTCATGGCGCGGTGGACAGCAGCAACCCTGCCATCTTGATGATGCTGGGCAGCCTTGGCACGGCATGGACGGGCATCATCTCTTACTATTTCGGCTCCTCTGCTGGCTCACAGGCCAAGACCGATTTGCTTTCTAAAAAGGTGTGATGACATGAAAGACAACTTTGATGAAGCCCTAAAGGCCGTGCTGCACCACGAAGGCGGCTTTGTGAACCATCCAGCAGACCCAGGTGGCATGACCAACCTGGGCGTGACCAAGAAGGTCTGGGAGGAATGGATCGGCCATCAGGTGGATGAAAAGGTCATGCGTGAACTGACACCTGAGATTGTTGGCCCGATGTACAAGGTGAAGTACTGGGACAAGGTGAAGGGTGATGACCTGCCAACAGGTGTTGACTACGTTGTCTTTGATGCTGCTGTTAACAGTGGCCCAGGAAGGGCTGCAAAGTGGCTACAAGCCTGTGTTGGGGTTGAGCCTGATGGTGGCATTGGCCCCAAGACCTTGGCGGCGGTGGCTGCGTTTGAGGGTGACCTGGTTGACGATTACAGCAAGCGCCGGCTGTCATTCTTGATGGACCTGCCCCACTGGCCAACTTTCGGCAAGGGATGGGGCCGCAGGGTGGCCGATGTGAGCAAGACAGGTTCTAGCATGGCATAAGCTGGAATAATCAAGCCATGGCCAACGTCAAGCAGCAACTCGAAACCCCGTCAATCCCAAGCCTTGGGTTTGCGCCGGAGGTGTATGAGCGCAGGCACTTCAGTGAAAACTACGGTGCCTTGAACACCTACTTTCGCAAGATGATCGGCGTGCTGGGTGCGCTGTTTGGTCCAAGGGGCGGCAAGTTTATGAACAACCCCTACGGGGCTTTTCAAGATTCGACAGACCAGACTGCGGCCAACACGACCACAGCCTACGCTGTCAAATTTAACACCACCGACTTTTCCAATGGGGTCACCATTGCCAGTGACTCGCGCATCACGGTGGCTGTGGATGGTATTTGGAACTTGCAGTTTTCGATTCAATTCAAAAACACAATCAATGACGGCCAAGACGTTGACATTTGGTTTCGCAAAAACGGCACCAACATTGCAAACTCAAACAGCAGATTTCACTCTCCTCAAAGAAAAAGCGCTGGCGACCCAAGCCATATCATTGCTGCATTGAATTTTTTTGTTGAAATGGCTGCTAATGATTACATTGAGATTATGTGGAGAACTGAAAACACTGGTGTAAGTATTGAGCATTTTGGGACAAGCGCCAGCCCAACACGACCAGCAGTGCCATCGGCCATCGTCACGATGAGCTTTGTATCCAACCTACCAACGGTCTAAGCCATGTACCTCCCAATAAAACTTCCACCAGGCATCTACCGAAATGGCACGGAGTACCAAGCGGCTGGCCGATGGTATGACGCCAACCTGGTGCGCTGGTACGAGAACACGCTGCGGCCTGTTGGCGGGTGGCGCAAACGGTCCACATCGCAACTGTCTGGGCTGTGCCGTGGCATTTTGACTTGGCGTGACAACAGCGCCACACGCTGGATCGCCTTGGGCACCCACACCAAGCTGTACGCCATGAACCAAGGCGGGGTCTTGAAGGACATCACGCCAACAGGGTTTACGGCTGGGTCAGCCAACGCTGTGCTGAATATCGGCTATGGCTCACAAGAATATGGCTCATACGCCTATGGCGTGGCGCGGCCTGATGTCGGCTCCAACACGCCAGCGACCACATGGTCTATGGATACCTGGGGTGAGTACTTGGTGGCCTGTTCATCGACTGATGGCAAGCTGTACGAGTGGCAGCTTGGCTTTGCAACGCCAACTATTGCTGCCGCCATTGCCAACGCGCCCACAGGCAACAAGGCCGTGATGGTCACAGCAGATCGCATCCTGTTTGCCCTTGGCGCTGGTGGCAACCCTCGCAAGGTGCAGTGGTGCGACCAAGAAAACAATACCGACTGGACGCCCAGCACATCCAACCTGGCTGGCGACTACGAACTGACAACACCCGGCACACTGTTGGCTGGCAAGCGCGTCAAAGGCATCAACCTGCTGTTCACCGATGTGGATGTCCACACGGCTCAGTATGTGGGCGCACCATTTGTCTACGGCTTTGAGAAGGCGGGTTCAGGCTGCGGCCTGATCTCAGCGCAGTCTGTGGCTGCCATCGACACTGCCGCCATCTGGATGAGCAAGTCTGGATTCTGGATTTATGACGGTTACGCCAAGCCACTTCCAAGTGATGTGGGCGACTACGTTTTCCAAAACATCAACTATGCGCAGTCTTCCAAAATCTATGCTGTCCACAATAGTCAGTTTGGTGAAATCTGGTGGTACTACCCCAGCGCAGCCAGCAATGAAAACGACTCATATGTCACGTTTAATTACCGAGAGAATCATTGGGCGATTGGCACTTTGGCTCGGACTGCTGGCAGCCATGCTGGTGTTTACACCAACCCGCTGATGGTGTCGGTGGATGGCTATGTGTACGAGCATGAGGTGGGCTTTGCCTATGACGGTGCCACGATCTATGCCGAGTCTGGACCTGTGCAGATCGGCAACGGTGACAACATCATGAGCGTGCGCCAGGTGGTGCCCGATGAGCAGACGCTGGGGGAGGCGGTGGTGTCATTTGCCACCCGGTTCTATCCAACGGGTGACGAATCATCCTATGGCCCCTACTCCGCAGCCAATCCCACCAGCGTGCGGTTTGCCGGGCGGCAGATCAGCATGAAGGTCACGGGCGCTGTGCTGGCCGACTGGCGGGTGGGGGTGATGAGGCTTGAAGCTGTGCCAATGGGCAAACGCTGATGGACTTGGAGCATCTGGAGAGACTGCGCCACCATGTGGAGGCTGCCTTAGAATACTCTGGAGGCACACACCATTTCGAGGACATCCTCGAAATGGTCAAGGACAGCAGGCTGCAAGTGTGGCCAGCCAAAGAGTCCATTGTGCTGACTGAAATCATTGTCTATCCCCGGTTGAAGAATTTGCATTACTTCTTGGCTGGCGGCGACCTAGATGAACTTTCAAGGATGCGGCCATTGATCGAATCCTGGGGCAGGTCAGTGGGTTGCACCAGAGTGACTTTGGCAGGCCGCAAAGGCTGGGCAAAGACATTTTTACAAGATGAAGGGTACAGACCACTGTGGTCTGTACTGGCAAAGGAGCTTTAACCATGGCAACAGCAGCGCAAATACAGGCAGAAGCGGCGGCACTTCCGCAAACCCAAGACGCATTGGACGCATTGCTGGTGAAGTACTCTCCAGGCGACTTGGCTGCGGCATTCCCTGGGTATAGTCAAAATGACATTGACACCGCCAGAGCAGCAGCAGAGCAGCGTGAATTCATTGCTTGGCAAGCATCGCAGCCTGCTGTGGCAGGGCCAGGTACTGTTGGTGATACTTTGGCGGCGCAAGGCATCACAGACCCAAAGAACGACCCACGGCTGCTGGCCCAAGCGCAAGAACAGCTTGACCGAGCCAAACAACGTCAAGCCTTATTTGATCAGGCGGGTGTGCAGCCAGCGGTAAGTTTGGCCCCGTGGTCCGAGCCAAATTGGAGAGAAACTCAAGCGGCTGCACAGCAAGCAGAAGCTGCGCGTCAGGCTCGGATAGAAGCGGCAGAGGTGGCTGCTGGAGGGCCGAGAACTGTTGTTGGTGGCGGCCT